GGTGGCGCAAAGCGCCTGCTTGTCAACATTTTTTTTTGGGGGGGTGGTATATCCCACCCGATCCCGATACCGAAAAACGCAATAAGCCATAGGGTACCTGCGCGACCATGCCAATAGCGGCGATCTAAGCGTCACTGAACCCGTACAATTGTACTAGCACTACCTACCTACCGGACAAAAAGAAAGGCCGCCAACGGCGGCCTTGTCTCGGATTATGCTTGACTAGTTTATGACAGACTAGCGCGGCGCTGATTGAAGTATTCAAACGTTTGATCATCAATACCTGCCCATATTGATGTAACGCCTATTCTGTTTTCGGGATAAAGCGCAACGCCGCCAGCAATTTGTGTTGTTACTTGCTGCAATACCTCATAACCATTCAGATCGTGTTCACCATTTGATGAACCATAGCGATGACCAAATGTTTGTTGCGTATGACAGACAATTGCAGCATCACCATGTGAACGGCGCATTTCAGATATGCGAGCGCGAATTGTATCAGCAGACCATCCGGTAGCATTCATGATTTCTTGCGTAGTCGCGCCACCATCACGACGAATAGTCGCCCACATAACGCCAATGCGCGACCCATTACGATATGGCATTGCTGGCGTTTCCATCGTTGTTTCTGCTGGCGATACATAATCAAGACGTTGGTTATCGCTATGTCTAAACATGCCATCAATCAAAACGCACCATGCATCAAGCTTTGCAATATCCAATGTGGCTTGGTGTTGACGAAATTCCATCGTTTGATGGGTCGACCATGTGTTGAGCGATACCGCGCTGAACTTGCCGCCAAGAATATTATTCATGTGAGAAATGCTTTCAGCATTGGCGAATTCATTGGCATGTGTACCGCCAAACGCAACACGGCGAATGCAACGGCAAAAACGTGAAACGTCCGAATGGTGACTGGCACGGCGCGATGGTGCCAAAATGCCGTCAATATCTGAATGGTGCGTTGCATAGCGTTGTATAACATCACGCGCCAAAGCAATTGGCATAATGTCATGACACTGGTTATCAGCTGGCATAAAATAGGCGTTGCGGTCACGCATTAACTGTTTTGATTGACGCCAAAAATCGCGCGGCGAAATATCCTTAACAGCGCGATTTCCTACATGTACATGTAAACCGCAACCGCGTTTTGATACCTTGCCGCCATTGCTTTCGACAAATTGCAAAACCGCCGCAATGTCATCTTTCGCGCCACCAGCCATATGCAATGGCATTGGTGGGAATACCAATTCAAAATCAACATTCGGTGATGCATCCGATTTTACATGTACAAAATCAAAACCTGCGTTGTTCAATTCCTGTTGCCAAGTATTGATTGAGCGATAATTTCCTATTTCGTTGTGACCCTCAATCTCAATACCGCCAGTCAAGAAGCTTGTGTTTGTTAAGTAAGACATTGTTTTTACTACCTTTTTTTCAGTTTGATAGACGCACCATTGCGCCAGTCCCTAAACCTAACACGCAATCATTGCAGATTGCAAGCCATATAAAGCACAATTGTACTGTTTTTTTTCAGCTCACAATGTAGACGTTTTATAGGATGGAAATATTAAACCGGAAAAAATAAAAATTGCGCTGCGTTGCATTTGGTAAACAATGCTTACCTTTTATCAATCCGCCAAAAAGTATCACATGGTACAAATACAAACACGAATAATTATACGGGTAAACCCCGAACCCGAACCCCGACCCCGAAAACCCGACACAAAAAAAGGGCCGGAACCCGAAGCTCCGACCCGATTAACCCGAACAATTCACTATATCCATGCTGTATCCCGATCCTCCCCGATGTATGTTGTGTAATCCCGAGCGTTGTATAGTTCCGATTCGTCAAGCCCGAAGTCCCGATACCCGTCAAGTATTGTCTTGAAGTATAGCGGACTGGGATCCCGATACCCGCCGCTGTTCATGCGGTAGGTCATCATCCCGTTGATCATCACCTGACGATACAGCCCCGAACTTACACCCTCGTATCTATCAAGAGCGGCCTCGTCCTCTGGCCCAATCTCCCATATACCGACAGGTAACAAGTCTTCAGGTTCCCCTATCTCAATATCGGCAACCCCGCGAAAGACTAAACGCCAGCCCGGAAAATAAGCAGACCCCAACGGCTTGGCGTTAGGGCTGCGTATCGCCATCTGGGCCATATTCAAATTCGACCCATAAGCAAAATATAGCCGCTTCATCTTTACCTCCATTCATTCACGACTTCTTCACCAACGATGTAAGCATACATATTCACTAGTTTTTCTGGATCAGATAAGTCTGTTGTCACTTCACCAAAGTTGTCTTGCTCGTAAGTCTTGATGGCATCAATGATGTCGAAAACTTTATCGCCCATCCATTCCTTGGCTTTGTGTGTTCCAATAATGTAGTAGTCCATGTTGAAAGCGTGATGATGCCAGTCGTCCTTGTTGGCTTGTAGCCACTCAGCGTCCTGCTCTTCCATCCACTCAACAAAATGCTCTTTGATCTCTTGATACTTGTACATTGTTTTTTACCCTTTTCTGGTTTCGATAGATATATAAATAGCAATCATTGCAATCAATGTCAACAAGAAAAAGCACAAAAAAAAGTTTTTTTTTGCAGCCGTGCTGCGGACTACGGCGCGCGAAGACAATAAGAACAATTGTACTGGTTCTGAGCTGCGGACAAAAAAATACCCGGCTCCCGCCGGGTACTTTGAAATTGTTCTGGTTAGATTCGCTTCCATCTCATCCAAACTCCCGTAACCATCATCCCGACTCCGATCATCAGCAGCCCGATGTGAATCCAGAAAGCTTGAAAGTTGTGGGGCATTGGCTCTACCCCCGACATCAACAGCACGAGGACGAAACCGAGTCCCGTTACTAGATCTCCCTTAGTCATTACGACCAACATGCACAACATAAATAATTGTGTCGTCTGGTCTTTGCGAAGAATTAATCATTCTCTCCTCTGTAATCTCTCTTGATCCACGCTCGTTAGCAAATTCCAACGCTTGTTCAAACGACTTAAAATTGTATCTTTCTACCTTTGGCATTCTTACCTCCTTTGTTTAACTTACCTATTATATATAGCAATCATTGCAAAGCATGTCAACAAGAAAATAATATTTTTTTATCATACAGATTGTCCTCGACTGCCTCTTCTTGTTTTCCCAACGCAGAGATTACCGCTGCTATCTATCCGTAAGACGAACAATTGTACTGGTGAATCGAAGCTCACAAGGGAGCTACACTCTAACGGGTATGCAGCTCCCAAAACCAGAACAATTGTACTGTGTCTTCCCGGCCCCGAAGATCCCGAACAAAAAAATCCCCGGCAGCGACGACCACCGGGGCAGGTTCTCTAGGGAGGAAGCCCGATCATGGCCCGATCCCGAAGGCCGAGTCAAGCCCGAACCCCGAACCCGATGGCCCCGAAGCCCGAACCCGAACAATTCTACTTATGCAGCTCCCCGAAACCCCGGTCAAAACTGTTCGACCCCCTCGCGCGGAGTGTTTATGGAATTTTATGGGTTATCCGCTATCTTGTGCTATATCTTGTGGGTCATGATCTATTATACCCATATCTGGCGTTATATTCTTCATGCGAGACTGCGCTAACCTGCGGAACTCCTCTAATTTGTTCGTAATTTCTTCTTTAGTAGAAGCTGTGACATCCTCTTTGATAACGTGCTGCTTGTTAACGAGTAGTCCCGCTGCCTTCAAACGCAACTCTTCAGCCCGTAATGCTTCGCTAAACTTACCCATCTCCCACGCTTGATCCCGAATCTTTTTCAGATCCCGAATAGATTTATCAATCGTCACCCCGAACCTAGCCTGTGTCTCCAATCTCATCTCTTGCAGACGCTCTGCAACGACTGGATTACGCAATAACCTGACAGCTTGCACCGTAGGGTTTTTATACCCCGCTTGTCTCGCTGCCTCTGTCTGCGTCATATCCTTGTGCAGATAGTAATCCAGAAACTGTTGTTGTTGTGGCTTCAGGCGCTTCAGACCAGCTTCACGCTGTTCCTTTGGTAGATCTTCGCCGACCTTTGGCATACTGCCCTCCTAGTAGCTTATATGAAACACGTTACTGTGTTCATCATCTGGGTAATACATGTTGCCGTTCTTGGTAATCTGCCAACCTGCATCTCTCATTCCCTTGATAAGATTTCTGCGCTTAGTCAACTCTTCATAGCTAGTGTTGAAAACCGTGTGCGCTTTGTCCCAACACACATCGCACCACTTCTTGTTGCCTAAAAATAAATGACCCTTACGCTGTCCACAATAAGAACAATTACTCTGGTTCATATGTCCCTCCATTTTGCGCTGCTGACTACCATGCTACAGGGTATAGGTTTATATACCTATACCCCTATGTAATAGGGTAAAAAACCCAAACCACAAAGTTTAAACCTTTTCAATAACTTACGACCCCTATTTTACTTTGTATTTGCTATCATTGCAAACCCAAACCCAAACCTCTTAACCCACTGATAACAAACAACTTTATAAACTTTGGGGTAGCAACTTTGGGTTTTTATAACCTCCAAACCAAAACCAGAACAAATCAAGAACTGGTATAATTTAGGTGTTCCGTGAATTAGACAGTGTTTTTATTATGCGTAGCCTGTCTTTGCCCATGATTAACGCCCATGTCCAATCTAATAGGGTGGCTTTAATTTAGGGATCCACGGCCTTGTGTTTTCCATCGGGAGGACAGGACGAGGACAAACCTAATGCTCCCCGCCCATTTGAAAGGTATGCTACGCCCCTTGTACGAACAATTTTACTGGTTTAACTGATCTCCTCATCAAATATGTTTTTTCTATTACCTACTTTGCCAACTTGCCAAGTTTTGCCAGTATCAACATTCATCATATCAAACCACTCATTATAATAGTGTGTTTTGCCTGACCTGCTATGGCCTTTATATTGGAGATGAAACTTCACCAAATATTTTCCATTTTTACCACCATCCTGATCCCAGAATGTCTCTTTGTCTCTATTTCCATAGTATGGTCTGCCAACTAACGCCTCAATAAACCTATAGCTTTTCAACTCTTCCATAGTAGCGTCATTAGGGTTTTCCCTGACATGTCTCACCCGATCCCAATATTCTTTTCGTTTGCGTTCTATCGTTGCCTTGCGCTTTTCGGCTGCGGCTTTGTTTTTCCGCTTTCTCTCCTGTTCATATTCATACAAGGCTAATGCTTCTTTTGCTTCACCAACGCCAAAATCAACCATACACCTTGGGCATTCAGGAAAGAAAATATCGCTGTGCTTATGGACCTTAATCCATCCCTCTCTTGTGGACGGTGTTGTAATGCCATTAGGCACAGCGTTATATCCTGTTTTTTGATAGCGTCCATAAAACGTATGACCACAAAACTCACAGCCTAGATGCCTTCGTTTCTCATACTCAGGCTTTAACATTTCATCCTTAACTTTTTGCAAAGCTTCAAAACCGCTCATCACTTGCCCTCCAACTTGTAGTCATGAACGATGGTTCCCAACTCTGGGTTGCCTACCTTCATCTCACCAATCCATACACGCTTTTTAACACGCCCTGACTTGTCTCTGACAGTGCGCCAGTGTCCACGCCGCCAATGCTCCTTCTTCGGCGTTCCATGGCCTGTAAACATCTGCTCATAGACACGTTTACCACGAGGCTTTGGCAGCTGGATTGTAACCACCTTGTATTCGTTCTTCGGAACCTTACGACCAAACCTGACATGATCGACCTTGATAGGCGGCTCGACACGCTCATGAACGATAAGATCGTAGTTAAGCAGACCAAGCAACGCGATAAGAAAACGACCATCACCAGCTTGTGATTGCAGTGATGTGGCTCTTATCTCCATCATCTCTTTAGCGGTCCC